TTCAGCGGTTTTCCTTTGAAGCTCCCGATACGCCACAGCGTCCCGCATCACCATCACCACAGCCGGGTCGTTAAGCGTGGCGAAACGCTCTTGCCCGATGCCATAGTCTTTGGCGACGGTTTCAAAAATGTGCTGCAGCTTGGGCTTGTCGATACCCTGCTGCCCGAGCACACCCCAGCACCGAGAAAAGCTCTTTTGGAGTTCCTCTTGTTGCTGTTGCTGTCGCTGAAATTGCTCCTGTTGCCAGCGGTTCTGCAGCCCGCCAATGACGTGCTGAATCTGCTGTGCGCGGGCCTGCTCTGCGACGTAAGCCGCAGGGTCTGTTACCGCCAGTTGCTGCATTTCCTCGGGAGACTTCATCCCAGCGAGCTGAGCTACGAGCGCTTGTGCCTGCTGCGCTTGTTGGATGTAGTGGTTCTGCGCCGCCGTTACTTTGGCGCGCACAACCTCCACAGCCTGCTCTTCTCGCTGTGCAAGCTGCTGCGTCTTCCGCGTGTAATCGGAATGCCGCGTGTAGCCTGCAATGAGTTCTTTTTCGTCAACCTCTTGTTCGAGGTCCGCACCGTCATCGCCCTTGATGGTGACTTTGAATTTGCGGGAACTTGTCGGATCGGGCTTGTCTTCGGCGTCGTCGCCGTCTTCGTCATCCGGGCTCTCGTCGTCGGTTTCCGCGTCTGCGTTGTCCTCTGGCTCTTCGCCTTCGGGGGCATCAGCGGTTGGCTTTACTTCCTCTTGGTCCCCGGCCCCGGCTGCATCGGGGTTGTCGAGAAGGAATGCGGCCACGTCATCCGCAGTAACCGGGGCCGTATCGGCTTGTCCGTCCATTGGGTGTTCCAATCAAATCAAAACCACCCCCCCGTCACCAGGGGCGGCTACGGGCACGTTTCACAACGGAGGCCCAAAATGGCAGGTGACTACCGGATAACCGTGCGCAGCATCCTGCGTGCTGTGATTTCGTTTCTGTGCTTGTTCAGGTTCAGCGCGGCGAACTTCCCGCCCTCCACCATGCGGCGCAATATCTGCTCGAAATCGTCCGTCACTGCTGCGAATTGGCGCGCCAGCTTCAATCCCTCAGCATCTCGAATGTCGGTGCGCTTGAACGCTTGATGCGCCAGATCGTGCAACTGGGCAAGGGCTGACTGAAAAGCCGGGTTGTCGAGCACCTGCGCTGCGTCCGATCCCGCTTTGATGATCTGGTCGTCGGTCATGGCTGCACCTCACGTCCAATCTCGGCCGTTGCCGCTGCCGTGGCAGGGTTGCTCAATTTGTTCTTGCTGGTGATGTTGGCAGTCTCAATGCGAACCGATGCGTCCAGCTCAGCTTTCCAGCGCTGAAAGCCCATCTGGCGCTCGCGCTCGCGCTCGGCGTACTGCTCTTTCAACGCGGCAAGTTGCGCCTCCTGCTCCAGCTTCATGCGGTTCATTTGCGCTTCCATCGTCTGCCGGTTCGCATCGGTTTGTTGCTGGGCTTGCTGGCGGATCATTTCAAGCTGCGCCTGCAATTGCCGCTCCATCTCGTCGGCCTGCGCCTGATACTGCATCTCCATTTGCTTGGCCTGCGCCTGCGCCTGCAACTTGGCCTGTTCGCCCTGCTGATTGGCTTGGAGCTTCATTTGCTCAATCTGCAACTGCGGGTTAGGCCCTGGCTGCGGCAATGGCTTGCCCTGCGGGTCGCCGATGAAGTCGCCAACATTCTTCTGCCCGCCCAACTCCACCAGTTTCGCAAGCGTGTTGTAGATGTTATCGGGCGTAATCATGATCTGGCCGAATGGGGTCTGAGCAAGTCCCATCTGCCGCTCTAACAGGCCGTTGAAAAACGAAATCTGCTGCGCCTTGTCGCCAGTACCCAAGCCGACATTGATCGTCATGTCGTAGCCGTCGCGCCACTCGTTCGGGTCGTATTGGACGAATTGACCACGAAGCTTGAACGCCAGTGGCTCCATTTCGCCAGACGTGAGCAATTTCAAGATGCCTTGGAAGATAGGCTTTACCAACACCTCAGCGAATATGCGAGCAATCAGCTTTACGCGCTGCTGTGCTGCGTTGGACTGAATGCTGACTTCTGTTGCGGTGCGGCCTGGGCGCAGGCTGTCGCCGTCCATCCCGGCTTGGTTGCTGGAGTAGCCAATGCGCTTCTCGAGCATGTTGTCCACATACCCCAGCACTGGCAGCGTGTTCGTCGCATTGAACGGCACCGGCTCCATGCCGATGGAATCTGGCCGCGACTGGCGCACCAGGCCACCGATGCGGAAATCCATCAGGTCATCGATATTGGCGTAAGGCGCGCCATGTGCGTCCGTGAGCACGGTCTTGCGCGGGTTCACGGCAAGATTACTTGCGTTCACCAGACCCCGCGTTAGATCCGTCTTGAGTAGCTGAATCTCGCTAGAAATATCTGCAACTGCCTGGCCGTCCCATCGGTGCGTGTTGATGATTGGCGAGGCGGTAGCAATCTGAACGTGGTCGGTTTCCTCGTTGCTCAGAATCTTGGATTCCAGGCGGTGAATCACCCGGCGCTCGGCAATGCCGTCGCCGTCATAGTCCACCAGCACGTATTCAATCCGCAGCCAGCCCGTAGCCAGGCTGTCGTCTTCGTTGTCCACTGTGTCGTCTTCTGCCCGCGTGCTGCCTTGGGTGCGGCTGCGCCGGTAGTCTTCGTCCTGTCCCAGCGGAGTTGGGTCGTCGGAAGCACGAAGATCAGCAGCAGTAACGCCTTTGAACCCCATTTGCTTGATGTCAGATAGCGTGACTTCCATGTCACGCGCGACATAAGGGCAATCTTTCAGGAGTGGCGTCGTCCAGCCGCGTTTAACGCGAAGTTGCTCAGGCGGGAAGGCTTCGACACGAATGCTTTTCTTTTCCACCTTCTTTGACACGCGCGCATTGAACAACGGAGGCGCTTCGACGGGCATGCCCATCTGGTCCATCGTCGGAGGCTGCGGAACGGACGTTGCGGCCTCAATCTCGAATCCCTGCTGCTCCAGCATTGCCAAGGCTTCAATGGGCGCGGATTGCACTTCCTGCACATCACGAACCGTCTCAGATACCTTGCTCCACATCACCGCGCAGTTTTGGGCAATGAGAGCGTCTTTGATCGCGGTGTACAGGATCAGGAAACCATTGTTCTGTTTGTAGAACACATAATTGCAAGCATCCGTGGCCTGCGCAGCGCCCTCTACGTCTTCGGGCTTGGTAGGCTCAAATACCACTGCCTCGTCTGAACTGGTGAATGTGTCCACCAGGCCGGGCAGCATGGATTCAACTGCATCAGCCACTTCGGACGTGACGATCGTGCTCCATCCGTCCAATTCCTCGTCGCCAGGGTACGGCTCGCGGTAATACTCCCGCATGGCCTTGAGACGAGTCGCGCCAATGAGGTCGATGTATTCCGCCGAATCTTCCTCATTCGCCTGCAGGTGCTTGAGCAGGTCGCTATCGTCCATTTTTGCCATTACTCAGCCTCAGCCTTGGGTTTGCGGCCACGCTTTGCATGCTCTGGCGCGGGAATCTCTGCCTCTACGGACTCAGTAACAGCCTCAGTCACTCCGCGCGCCTCTTCGAGCGGCGACAGCTTTGGGAATGGCGGGCAGCCGACACGGGCCGATCCGTCTGCATAGGTGTGGGTTTCGTTCATGCGAGCATCCTTTTCTTGTAAACAATGGGCTTGTTAGCTTGTGCGTTACCCATCTGATCGACTGCCATGGCGGCATAGCGGAACATGTCAGCACCGTGGCTGTGCTCATCGTGCAACGGGGCGCCTGGCTCGTTTGTCTTTACGTTGATCGTGCGCTTGTAGCGCTTCAAATGCTCCAACAGCGGCCCCGCCTTGTCCTGGTCGAAGTACGTGCGCGGGAACATCATCCGCGCGGCTTTGATGCCCTCTTCAATGCTTGCCGCTGGCAGCACCTCAACCGTCTTGCCCATGCTGGCCAGGATTTCCTCGGTGCTCTTGCCCGTCTTGAAGTCCCGCGCCCTGCCATCGTGCGGAATGAAGTACGTCCCGATTCGGTAGGGGCGCTTTTCCACCTCGGCCACATACCAATCCAGCGTGCGGAACGAGTCTTCGATGTAGTCAATGCACCGCACTTCTGCGCCGGAGCGCTGGAAGAAACCCACGGTCATCGAGTCATTCCAACCCAAGTCCCACACGGTGTGTACCGACAGCAGCGGGTCGTACGGCACGGCACGCACGCGGTTTTGCGCATACGCCTGGTCAATCTCCAGCGCGTAAATGGCGCCTTCGGCAACCCGTTTCGGCTTGCCTTCCCAAATGTTGTCGTAGTTCTCTGGATCGCGCCTTAGTGTTTCCTGGCGCTCTGCTTCCAGCACCGCAGGAAACCATGGGTTGTCGCGCCAGTTCACCTGCTCAACCAAAGCAGAAGCTGGCGGATTGGAAACAAACCGTTGATACGTTTCGTCCGTGTCCATATCCGGGTTCAGGCTTAGCCAGACCTCGGAGCCATCTTTACGAATCGTCGGCAGCAGCACGTCATAAGAGCGCTTTGTAATTACCTGCGCCTCTTCCAGCCAACATATGTCCACGCCTTCAAAAGACTTGATGGACTCCACCGTGTGCTGGCTCAACCCGGCAAACAAAAACAGGCTGCCGTTCTTGCCGCGAATCTCAGCCTCCAGCACCTCAAACGCCGCCCCCAGGCCCAATGCCTGTATCTGGTCAGTCAAAAGGCGGTGCACCGAGTCTTTAATGGACTTCTGTACTTCACGGCCACACAGAATGCGCAGCGGCTTTTGCGCGGCCAGCAGAATCAACGCGCGGGCAAAGGCCCACGACTTGCCAGAACCCCGCCCGCCGTGCGCCACCTTGTATCGGGCGGGCTTGAAGAGAAAGGCGAGCTTCCGGGGAAACTCAGCTTCGATCTGCATCAACGACCTTGATCACGATCTCATTTAGGACGGGGCCGCCGCCTTCGCCTGTCAGCTCGACAGCCGAGAGCTTTGGGTGGATGTATGGGGCTGCAGCCATAGCCGCGGTCATTCGCATCTTGTCGTCCCCGCTGTTGCGCATCACGTCAAGCAGGTACTCAAGCGGCGTAATGCCGCTGGCTTCTGCTGCGGCTATCGCTTCTGCTGTTCGCTTGTTCGGCTCGCCCTTCTTGCGTCCTGCACCTATGCGTTTGCCACCCCTTTGATTTGCAGATTGAATATTTGATTGTTTTTCAGACACATCGAGTTCTCTATGGATTGTTCGAATGGATAAGCACCCATCGGGCAACCGGGGTTGATCTTCCCCGGCTGAGCGTTGCCGTTCGCTGCCATGACCGATAAGGACTGCGCGCGCCCCAGGAGATCAACGCACTTTGCCCGGTGCGTTCGCCTTCGGCTTCGACGATGATGCGGGGTCGAATCAGTTGCCTAGCAAGCCTTGGCCGTTGCGCTCAAGAATCTTGAGCAAGCCTTCATTTCCG